TAATGCAAGAATTACAAACACAAGATGAAAAGTTTTTAAAAAAGATAATAGAACAAAATCAAGAGATATTGGAACTTTTGAAAGAAAGGAGATAGTCCTATGATAGAAAAAATATTAGAAAAAACGAGTGAATATATCGAAGGAGCAGCTGAAAATGGACTAGACTCCGTAGATATAGACTATTTATTTAAAGTAGTAGATATTCACAAAGATATGAAGGAGGTAGAATGTATGAATAATTATGGCAGATATGGTAACTACGGTGCGAATTATGCAGAAGGATATTCTGATTATGGAAGATATGATGCTTATGGTAGAAGAGGAGTAGATGCTAAATATCGTGGAGATAGTTATATGGAAAATATGAGTGGCAGTTATAGAGCTTACGAACAATCTCGTAATGAGTTCAATAATGGAAATTATGGAGCAAAAGAAGATGGTTTAAAAGAACTAGAATATATGCTACATTCATTGGTTAAATTTGCTAAGACTATCAAAGAAGAAGCAACTTCTCCAGAAGAACAAGAAATTGTAAGAAGACATTTTATGAAAATAAGTGAAATGTAATGTATAAATTTTACAATGCAAATAGCAAGGGTAGATTTGTCAACGATTGTGTTATTAGAGCAATCTCAACAGCAACAGGAAAATCCTGGGACTATGTTTATAATATGCTAAGTGATTTAGCACAAGAGCAAGGAACTATGATGGATGATGCTGAATTTGTAAGATGGTATTTAGATACTCGTTATGAAAGAGTGCCTTATTTACCATACACAGTAGGAGAAGTAGCAGGAGAGTATCCTGATATGGTTCTAATAATAAGCATGGATTCTCATATTACGACTTCGGTTAACGGCGTGGTTCTGGATAGCTTTGATTGTAGACGAAGAGTTGCCGAAGAGGCATGGATAATAAAAAAGAGTTTTTAACGAACTCTTTTATTTTGCATTTAAATGCCCTTAATTTCGACTTTCGTTATTTCACGATAATTTATACTACTTTTTAACAAAAATCAAAATTAAAGGCACTTACGTTAGTCTAAGTGCCATTTTCTTCGTCTTTATCAAAAGAAATGTAATAAACAATGTCAGCACCACAATTATTACAGTGGCAACATTGAACAATTCCTTCTCCTTCTAAACCATAATCTTCAAAATCATAATCACAATCCCAAGATACAGTATTTTGTAAACAGTGAAAGCATTGATACATATTATTTCTTCTCCTTCTTTAATTGTTTTGCTTTAACACCAGTGTAATCTTGGTGTTCTTCTAATAATTTATTTAACTCTTTAATATTCTCAATGTTGAATCTCAATATTCCTCTTGGTGTTTCAATTTCTATTTGATACATATTTACTACTTATTTATCTTATCTATTATTTCATCTATTTTTTTATGTAATATTGCTTCTGTTGGAGTTTCACAATAATTAATAAGCCCTATTTTTTCTATCTTCTTATCTTCTTCTATTATTTCTATTTCTTTGTTTTTCTTATCATAAGCATTAAGTAATAATTCAATTTGATATTGTTCGTAATGAAAGTTATCACTTATTGCACAATCTTCCAAATATTCTTTTATTACCTTAATGTCTAAATCGCTCACTCTTTATTCACTTCCTTTTAGTTCTTTTAGTGTTGCTAAACAATATTCTAAACTATCTACTCTTTCATAATCACCTTCTAATTTACTTTCATTTATTTCATTTTTAATAAGTTTATCAAACTCATTTATGATATTATTTAGTCTTTCATTTTCATCTTCTAATCTTGCTATCTCTCTTGGCATTTCTTCAGGTGCTATGTTCATTCTTTATCACCACCTTTTAATATTTCTATAATATGTTCAGGCCTTAAATCATCACCATAATCTGCATAACCATCACTTGTTAAAGTCATTTCATTTATATATTTTATTGCTTCATCTATTCTATCCTGTAAATCAAATATTATTTCATTTGCTACATTTAAATCTGATTTTTCCATATTCTTACCTACTTTCTATTAACATTATCATTATTAAGACTAATAACATTAGTATTGTTATTATGTCTGTTACTTTAATCTTTTTCATTTTCTTTATCGTTCTTCCAAAAAACTAGAGCACTATCTCCAATTAAAATATCATCAAATTTAGTATTTAGTTTCTTTTTTAATAATCTAAAATCTTCAACTGGAATAGGTCTAACTATATACAACACATTATCTTTTATCATAACTCCATATTCAGTTACTAATTCATCAATTGTTTTCTCTTCTTTAACTCCTGTAAAAATATCTCTTAATTCTTCTACTTTAGTTTTTTCTTTTTTCATTTCATTTCCCTTTCTTCAATAGCATTTCGATAAAATAATCTTACTGATTTTTCTGAATAATGAACTTCTTTAGCAATTTCATCCCATGTCATAGTTCTCATTCTACCAGTATATTTATCTTTTATCTTTTTTTGTTCTCTAAGAAACACAATACTTTTCTCAATGTCATTGTATTTATCTAGTCTTTTTAGTTCGTTTTCAATCCATATATTTAATGATTTGATTTTATCTTCTATGTACTTTAATGTAATATCTATTTGTAATTCATCCTTTAATTCACAATAACGTAATAGTGTATCAACCCTTTTTCCCCCATCAACCTTTTCACCATCAAGATTAGCTGCACCAGGAAGGACTAGAGATACTATTTGTTCCATACGACTATACCAATATCTCCTATCATTCTCTAATTTATCTAATTCTTTACTAGCTGACTCCAAAGTTAATTCTTTCATTTTTCACCTTTCATTGTTTTTAATAATTTTAATCTAAAATCTTCCTTTTTATATCTTTCAATTGCTTCATTTTGCTTTTCAGGATTAGCATAAACCCTACGTTTACACCAACTACAAGTTACACTATTATTACCATATTTGCCACTATATATATGCACAGAGTGCCCACAATAACAATAATATCTATGAGCTTCTCTTGCATTTTGGAGTTTCCACTCCTTTGTTCTTTTATATCTTTCAGTTGCTTCGCTCATAATTAAAATGGTAGGTCTGAGTCATCAATTTCAATTTCTTTAGCAAAGTCTTCAAATATATTATCTTGTAGTTTAGGTTCAAGTTTATTACCATAAATGGTATATTGTTGTGTTCCAACTTTTTCAAATGCTGTTATCTTTATAATCCATTTTGTTCCTTTACTATCTTGGTATGTCCAATCAAACCAAGTAAGAAAAGCATTTTTAATTATAATATCAGTTCCATTTTCAACTTCTACATCTTTTAAAAATTCTACTGGAAAGTATCTATTAATATACTTATCTCCATCTTTCTTACTAATCCCTATTGAGTATTTACCTTGTTCATTTTTAAATACTCTTATTGGTACGTTATTACCATCTCTATCTTTGTTTATTATATTCATATTATCTCCTTACTTCTTTCGTTTTATATATTACTCTAGCACTTAAAAATGCAGTTTCATTTAATTTAGCATTTTTTGATAGTAGTTTCTTGTTTTTAATGCAATTATATTCAGGTGTAGATACTGCCATCAAATTGTCTATATCAAAATTAGTTCTATCTTCATCCAAGAAAACAACCATAGTAGATGTTGGGAGTTCAACATTATGGTATTTTTCATATAAATATCTTTGTTTATACTCCCACTTATCACTTCTTACTTTTACTAATGTCATTCCATCAGGTTTAGTATATTCACTACCAATAGGTAAAGCACCATTTATACATATCTTGTTAGCATTATAATCTTTGTATCTTATCTTTCTTTTAGATAAGTATTTTCTTAATGCACTTTTACTTATTTGATAGTTATATTTTCTTTTAGCAATTTTTAATAATTCTTCTAAAGTTTTATTAGGTGCTTTCTTAATCATTTCACTTTCAAATTCTTTAGAATACTTATTTCTCATTACTTCATTCCTTCTCTAACTTTTTGTTTTGTTTCTTCCACTCTTATTTTTAGATTTTCTGCTTTGATATATGTTAATGCAGTATTACTAATAGCATTACTTCTTGCTACTTCTAAACTATCAACTCCATCTTTACATAATCTATCTAATTCTTCCATTAATTTATTTTGAATAATATCTATATTTTCCATATTTTACACTCCTAACTCTTCTTCCGTTAAAAACGGATTTTCTTTTATTTTCTTTAAATCTAATTTAAATCTTTCAATTTCTTCTTGCATTTCCCATATCAAGTTTTTAAAGTTATCTATATCTATCAAAAATATTTGTAGATTGTTTGAATTAAATGTTTCATCAAATGTTTTATCTCTTTTATAGACACATAACATTCCTTTGTCTTTCTTAGCATTCATCATATAGAATAACAATTGAACTAAATAACCCTTATAATCTTCTATTGTCTTTTTTAATGTTCCAGTTGTCTTTATTTCAAGTATGCTTTCATTACAAATCCCATCAAAATGACATCTAATAGGCAAAACTTCATTATCTATTTCTAATTTATCTTCATGGTATCTTTTACCAAATGTTTCATTTATATAATCTCTAATTTTAGGTTCAAGTTTATTACCATAAATGGTATATTCATTATCCACGTTGTCTATTTCTTTCAATCCTGCTTTTTCTTGTAGTAATTCAAACCTAGTTTTATAATGACTAATTCCCATTAAAGCAACTAGGTCTGAACCACCAAGATAATTTTCTCTATGCTCTTTTACACTACTTTGCATTTATAATTTCTAATACTTTCTTAAAGTCTTCTTGTTTACTTGAACCACTTAAACTATATTCGTTAGCAATTTCATTCATATCAATTCCATTTTTATTACAATATTCAATCAATTGCTTTCTATAATCATATTCTTTTTTAGTTTTTTTATCTTGTTGTTCGGTAAATTCATCAGTATCAGCATCTTTTGTATCATCAATTAAGAATAGACCATTTAAACAATATTTACGACAGTAGCTAGATGTTGCTCCAGTAATTTGTGAACCATCCATTCCTTTTTTACTTTCTTCTTCTCTAGCAAATGCTGTGTTTTCTATTACCATACCCTTTTCAGTATCAATTAACAATGCTGTTGCTTTTATATAATATCTTTCACCTACATTTACTAATTCATCAGATATTTTTAATGTACAATTATATTTTTCAAGTAAAGGTTTAACTGCCTCAAGTATGTCTTCACAACTACGATAGTTATAACCACCAAACTTATTTACTTGGTTCTTTGGTGCTTTTAATTCAGTTTGTATCTTTAATAGTTTCTCATATATTGTAAGTTCTTTCTTTTTTGTTTCTTTTACTTCCTTTGTTTCTTTAGTTTCTTTTACCTCTTTTTCCATTATTCATTATCTCCTTTATCTTTATTTTTTAATACATACTTACCATAACTTGCTTTACTTCCAAATCTATCAGTAAAATCAACTTGTTCAGTTTCTATTTCCATACCATATTTGTATCTTAAATTATATATTATTGCACTTAATCTTGTTGCTCCATATTCTTTTATTGCCTCCCACGATGTTATACTTCCTTTTTCTTGTAAATGTAGCATTATTGCTTTTGTTTTATTCATTTCTTATCACTCCTTAATATTTTTATTTTCTTTCTTAAATTACTATTTTCTTTCTTTAATCTATTCATTTCTTCTTTATTCATTAATTTATCAATTACTTCTTGAAACTCTTTCTTGTATAGTTCTTCTAAACTTTCATAATTAACTTCTAATGTATTAATTCTATGTTGCATATTCATTTTGTCTTTAAATGGTACTATCAAATACGATAGTTTTCTCTTAATGAAATTCATTTTCGTTCACCCCATACATCTTATTTGGACTTATTGGTTCATAATTGTCTTTTATTTGTTCCTTAAAGTCTTCATATTCTTCTTTAATGCTTTCTAGTTCAGCATCTAAGTCTTCTAATTTAGCTATAATCCTATCTACTGCAACGATGCTTTCAGTAAATAATTTCCCAATATAACCTAATTCATCTTTCTTTACATATATTTCATTCATATTTGTACCTCTCTTTATTTAAAATCTTCTAATAATTTCTCCATCTCATTTTGTTCTTCTTGTGATAGAGTTTGTGTTTCAACTTCTTTATCATACCAACTTGGTAGTTCTATATCTTGTTTAACATTTTGTTTTCTATTACGTTCCCATGTAATAATACAACTCTTCCAATTCTTAATTTTGTTTTTACCTATAAACCAATCTTTGCTTTCATAAAAGTTGTAAAACATAACAGCATCAATACCATTGTTTCTTTCTTTACAATATTCTTCTATTTCTTCAATAGTAGGTTTAACAAATCTTTCTTTATATATTTCTTTCTTATTATTTTTATTATTATTTATATTATTACTATTTGTACCTAATTTTTCGCAATCAAGTTTCTTAATTTTTTGGAAACTTGTTTCTAAACCATTTGCAAACAAGTTTATAATTTGTGATGTATTTATTTTTATATGTCTTTTTGCTGGAATACCTTTTAGTATTACATCTATCAAACCTCTTTTAGATAGATTGTCTAAACATTTCTTTTGTTCATAAGAACTTAATGATGTATTGTTTTCTATATTTTCAATAGTTGAATAAAAATAACCATCTCCATCAAGTTCATTTGTTTTTTTGTAATAATTATATTCACTTGCTAACTCACCAAGAATAATTGTTTCTTTTAAACCTAATTTTTTAATTAAAGAACGATTTACTATTATATAATTATCATTTGCAAGTATATTCACAATACTATCTTCCATACTTATCACTCCCTTATTTTAAATCTCACCACTTAATAGTTTTTCATAAGCATATCTAATAAATTCAGCATTTCCTAATCTTTTTATTTCTAATAGTTCTTTTAGTTCTTTATATTCTTCTTTTTTTAGTTGTGCTGAAAACATCTTATAATTTTCTTTTTGGTATCTTGTAATATAATCATATTTGTTTTTTAATGCTTTCTCACTTATGTTGTTCATTCATTACACCTCTCTTCCTTTATCTTATACATATATAGCGTATCATATATTTATAATTTAATCAATACTATTTTAATAATTTTACAATTATTTTACGTTTTTACCAACTTGAACTATATTCAAAATCACTATAAAACCCTTGTTCATTCATTTTCTTTTCTTCTCTTAATATTTGTCCTAGCATTTTAATAGTATAATCTATATCTTGCATATACCACTCATCATAATTTGTACTACCAAAGAAAAATCCATCAGTTGTAGGTAGTATTTCTTCAATTTCTTCAGCATTTTCAATTACTCCATCTTTTACTTTTGCTGTTTTCTTAATTTTTTTGCATAACTCTAACAATTTTTCTAACTTTTCAGTTGATACATAATAACTTTGGCAATTATCTACTCCATCTTGTACATTATCTACAAACCATTTATGAATAGCATTTGCTTTTCTCCAATAACCAACACTTTCTTCAATGTAGCTAACTCTATTAAAATCTACTGGCAATTGTTTATCACCAATTGTTATATAAATTGTTCCTTTTACTTTTCTATGTTCATATTCAGCACCTACATACTTCTTTCTAATTAAATACATATCTAAACCCATATTATTCACTCTCCTTAACTAAATCATTTTCTTCCCATTTTTCTATTAAATATCCCATAGGAATATCATAATCAATAACTACAATGTCATTATCTTTATATTCTTTTAGTTCTTCTAATATTTCATATAATTGTTCTTCCATATCACTTGTGCTGATATTGTTTTCTATATATTTTCTAATGTTTTTTACTGTTCCTAATAGTTTATAACCATTATCATATACTTTATTCATTATCATTCACTCCTTTATTAATCATATCTATTACATTATCAAACACAGCTGAACCTTTACTTTTAAAATATTCTTTAATATCTTCCAAATCTCTTTGTGTATCTAACAAATCTATTATTTTATAACTAAAACCTTCTAATTCTTTCTTTATATAATCTAATGAAGTAAAATCTTCTTTTGCTAATTTACTTAAAATTAACACATCATTTTTTAGTATGTCTTTATCATTAAGATTATAACCACTCTCTATTGCATCAGCAACAACTAATTCTATTAATCTCTCTTTTAATTCTTTATAACTTTTTGTTTCTTTATAATCACAAGTTAAATCTACTAACAAATATTGTTTCATTTTATTTCACTCCTAACTCTTTCTTTAATTCTTCTATTTCTTCATTATCATTGATGTAATATATAGTTTTATCTTCAAAATCAAATACTTCTATATCATTTAATTTTTGTTTGTTAATCATGATGTCTAATTGTTTTATTAATTCTTCATTGTCTTTGTATGGTAGTGTATTTTGTGTATCTCCTACCATTACCATATAAACTCCCTTACTATCTTTATAATCTACTTTTATCATTTCTTATCACTCCTTTTCTTAATTATAACACTTCATATACTTAAAATCAAGTATTTATTTCTTATCTTTAAATGTTTCTAGTCCTTCCAATGATGGTGAACCAAAGTAATACCCACTTAATGTATAACTTTCTTGTTCGTTTTTACTATTATAAATTGCTTTCATAATTATTGTTAAATCTTCATAAGGTACATAAGTTTGTGTATATTCTATTCTCATTTTATTCATTCTCCTCTCCAAAGTCTTTTTCAATTTCATTTTTGTAATTTTTATGTCTTAACTCTACTACATCAGCATATATATTTAATTCATAACCAATTCTTAATAGGTACGCTAAATTATCATAATCAATTAATCTATTTGTATCTATTAAAATATATTCATAGTTGTTAGTTTTATTAAAATCTCTTGCTTTATATACTTCTTCTTTATGTTGCAAGCTGATTTCTAATATTTTTTTCTTTTTCATTTATATCACCTCTTTCTTTAAATATTTTTTAAATAGTCCATTTAATGCTTGTTGTTCTTCTTTATCAAGTAAATCAAAATCTTCTTTTAATAGTCCATCATATATATCATTTAATGCTTTTGTTAATGATATTCTTTTCTTTTCTTCTAAATCATAGATGTAATCTTCTCCATATTTTGTTTGCCTTATACTGAACCAACAATCCATTTTATTTAATGATGTAATACGTTGTAATGCATTATATTGTTGTGTTGTTAAACTATATTCCATATTATTCACACTCCTTTAAATTATAAGTATAGATATAATTATCTCTTGAACCTTTTATTTTTACTTTTAAATTATCAAAATCAAACCAAAATGTTGTTTTATTTACCATACAACATATTATATTATTTTTTAAACAATATTCTAATGCTGCTTTAAAATGTTTCTTTTGTGTTTGAGGTATATAATCAATTTTACTTGTTTTTAAATCTAATTCATATTTCATTTTTTATCACCTACCATATCTAATATTACATTTATTATTATTCCCAAACATAATACATTTGCTAAATACACAAAATCAGTTAAGTAAAGTAAAACTATTATTACTAAATCTTTTCTATAATTTCCCATATTAATCACACTCCTTATCTAATTCCATTTTTTTAATGAATATCTCATAATAACAACTCCAATTTTCTTGATTATTCCAAAACATTATTACATAACCATCTTCTTCTATATTGTTATTCTCAATATCTAATACATAATTATTGTTTTTTACATCAGTTTCAATTAATTCTTTTGCTTTTTCTATTGCTTTTTCTTTTGAACTATATAGTCCTATAATATTTGTGCTATCTCCAACATCTAATACTATTTCTCCATAATAACTTTCATATAATAAATACATTCTTTATCACTCCTTAAAACTCAAAATCATAATAATAATCAGCAACTCCAAATCTTAATTTATTCATTTTATTGTATCTTATTGCTTTTCCTTTTTCTTTTATATCTTTTACAATGTCTTCACTTAACCATACAATACCATCTTGTTTTTTCATCTTTTCCATTAATTCTTTTGTATATACTAATTTTTCATACCAATTATTATATCTATATACTACTTCTCTTTCAGTTGCGTTTGGATTACTTATTAATTCCCAAGTATTATCTCCATAACCACTTCCAATATTTTTTACATCATATCTTCTAATAAATACATCTTTTTGATTTATTACTTTTGTTACTTCATAGGCGTTTCTATCACTCCATAGATATTCAGTAACTCCCATTCCTACCTCTATTGTAGGTATATCTTTTTGGTTTTCTTCAATTCTATTTGTTATACTTCCATACCATTTCATTATTTATCACTCCTTTATTTTTAATCTTCTCTTCCAGCATAGATGTATATATCTATAATATTATTTAAATGTGTTGTATCTATAAATTGTTTGAACTCTCTAACTTTATCATTAAATTGTTTGAAGTATGTATCAAAGTTGTTTAATATGTTTGTGTTTTCTTCATATAAATTACTTACATAATCTAGTCTTGCTTTTGCTTGGTCTACTACATCATAATATTCAACTTCTCCACTATAATTTGTTCTTGATATATCTATATCACAATTATATTGTTGTTCATTGTTGATGTAGATATATAATGTTTTTGTATTTATTTCTTGTTTACAATGTATAGAGAAGTTATTGCCACAATTTTCATAGAATAGCATATTTTTTTCTTCTAAATACTTTTTAATTTTATCTAAATCTCTTTTATCAAACTTTTTGTATTTTTCAATGTTATTTTCTTCAAAATACTTAATTATATTTTCTAAGTATTTTATAGTTTTTTCTTCTTTCATAATCATATCTTTTAATTTGTTTTTGTAGTCTTCTTTCCAATAAATTGTTTGTAAATTATTTTTATCCATTTTTTTCTCCTTCTTTCCTATATATTTTTTATTGGTGGTTGAACTTTTTTTAATTGTATATATTCAACTCCATTTTCTTCTTTAAACTTTACTTTATAGAAATCATATTCTATTGTGTCATACCATAATTTTGTATCAAGTCCCCATACTTCATAACTATCTAAATAATGATATTGATGGTTCTTTACAAAAAACTTTCCAAACTTATTTTCTCTTATTTCATAATATTTCATTTTATCAATTCCTTTCCTTTTTGTACTTTCATTATAGCACTTCATATACTATAAGTCAAGCATAAATTAATATTTTAAATCTAATATTAAATTGAATATTTCATTCCTATACATATTTTTGTTTTCTTCTAATTGTTTTAAATAATCATTTGTATAATTTACTTTTATCATTTTAGTTTTATTATCATTAAATCTAATTGTAAGTCCTTTTTTTGTATATCTAACATATTTTATCAAGTCCTTATATTCTTTTAAATCTTCTAATATTCTATCTTTCATATTAAATCAAACCTCTTCTATATTGTTTTATATGTTTTAATGTAGTCTTAAACTCATTCATTATTTCTATATTTCTATATAATGTATCTATATTGTCTTTATTCCAAGTTGTATTTAAAATTATATCTTCACTTAGTTTTATCTCTTTTTCTATATGTTCAATTAAATCATTTATATTTTCCATTGTTTTATTCTCCTTTTTTAATAATTTTCTACTATTGATATTTTATTTTTTGTGCTTTTTAGTTTGTATCTAGGTTGTGTATCATAATTATCTATTTCATAAACAAAATACAATTCATTATCTTTTAATTTAAAATCTCCTATTGTACTATTGTTATTATTATTTAAAAAACTTGCTAATTGTTGTGCTTGCTTTTCATTTTTGCATAATATACTATATTTATTTGAATATAAATATTCTTGTCCTTTTATTGTTTTACTTATTATAAACATTTTTTTTATTCTCCTATCTCATTAAACCAATTATAACTTGGAGTTATAACTAGATAATATTTTTTATTATCTTTTTCAATAATTGCATGTAAAATTATTACATTTGCGTTATAACTTCTAATACCATAGTTTTCTACTTTATCAGCGTTATTATTTAATAAGTTTTTATAATAATTGTAAACATTTTCCTTTGCATCACTCCATTTTCCATAGCATTCTCTTAGAGTTTTAAACTCTTGATAATATTCTTCTTGTACCATTTTCTTATTCTCTTGAAATTCTTCTCCTAGATTAATTATTCTTTTTTCTTTTTTCATATTTTATCACTCCTATTTTTTATTTTTTGTGCCATTTTTAGCACTTTAAAAACTATTATTTTTTAATAGTCTTTAAACTACTAAAAGTAGTTTTTGCCTATTCATTGTATTTATTCACTTCATACTTTTATTTACTTCTAAGGGTTCCCACCTAGTAAATTAGGTCTATTATATTCTAACTATTCACTTTTAAAAGCAACTAAATATCAATAAAATGTCTATCTCTTAATGATTAGTAGATTTTATTTTTTAGATAGTCCACACCTACTTTTAAATGTTTATTTATTAGATAACTATACTACTTCATTACTAGTTTAGGACGTCAAGTCCATTAATCGTTCTTTACCTCATATAGTCAATATGTCTTTTTTTGCTTTTGCACTTTAATTATAGCACTTGCTATTTATAAAGTCAATAGCAATTTTAATTTTTTTGTAAATTGCTTTTTTCTAGTTGCATTTTTTGCTTTTCTTGTCTTAATTATAGCACTAACTATTTTTTTAGTCAATACTTTTTTTGTAATTTGATATTTTTACTTTTGCAAGTCTACCGATAAACGCCGTTATTCTTATCTATTCTACTATTCTTTATTGCTTAACATCGGAACATTAACCAATACTAGATAAGCACATCTACTACTTGCTTTTTCGATTACAATTTGATTATAGCACTAACTATATTTTAAGTCAATACATAAATTAAAAACTTTTCAAATAGCACTTTTACAAGTTGCTTTTTCCCTTGATGCACTTTAAATATAGCACTTTATATATAGCAAGTCAACACTTTTTTAATAATTTGTTAAAAAAAACATCAAAAAACTACTAAAGTCCTTATAAAATAAGCAAAAAAACAATATAAAAAAATGATATAGTAAGAAAACAACCAAAGCAAAAGCCAAATGAACAGCAACTAAATGTATATATATAACCTTATACGCAAAAAATGGAAGTTTGCCAACTATTACCAGTTTATAAGTGATACAATGATAGTGTAAAGATATTACACAAGCGATAATTGAGTACATGTCAAGCGAGGCGATAGCATGAATGATTTACAAGTAAAATCAAGTAAACATAACTACAAATTGACAATAGAAGACAAGAAAGCAATACTACTTGAATATACATTAAATAAAACTAATACTAATATTATGTCAATTTGTAAAAAATATGATATTTCTAAACGTACACTTTACGATATTGTACATAAGTTTACAAGTCAAGAAACTGATTTAATTATTAATGAAAGTATAAAAAGATACAAAAAGAACTTCACCAAAAAAGCAAATAACATCATAAACAAAGCACTTGACAGAATAGACAACCAACTTGACAACGACAATGTAAACATAAGTCAACTGTCAACTACAATAGGAATATTATATGATAAAACAAGGTTAGAAGATAATTTGTCAACGTCAAATAATTCATTCAATATTAACATAAACATTGACAAATAATAATAACTAGACATGTCAAGCAGCGTGTCAAGCGTACACACGAGGGAGAGGGGGATAGGTACGTAGTACCTATGGTATACCCATACCCCCCTCCTATATACCACGTGTCAATAAAAGGAGTGTTCACGCACAGCCAGGATACCTATATATATATTCACACATATAACAAGAAATAAAAGGAATTTATTAGAATTATCGTAATTAAACATTCTTAACGTATATTTGTTACCTTTGTAGGTAGCACCTAGGTAGTAAGTTATGAATACAACTCATTTAGTCTTTTTAGAGTTGTTGCAATTATAGGACTTATTATCTAGGTGGTGCTTATAAAAATAAGTGATTTTGGTAGATGCTATCTCTAGTAGGTAGCATAGAGTAGATATAAAAATGGCAGTTTCTACAAGTTCAGGATTATATCTATTCTATGGTACTTATAAGAGTACCGAACTTTCTATTTTTAATTATTTCATTAAAATTATGAAGAATGCTTTATAAGAAACGAAGTAAACTCAAGCATACAAGAGTATAACTGTTGCAATTGTACCTTTCTTTAATAATTGATGAAAATGGGTGAACAGCTTAAATGTGCTGTTCGATACAGATTATTTATAAGTCTTTTATGGTCTGTATCGAAGAACATATATAATATCACTCCTAGCATATATAATGTTCTAAAGGGATGCTTATGCCTCTGTATATATTAATATACAAGCATCCCCCCCTGCTTTGTAGGGGTATGGGGTTTTAAAAATAGATTTGAAAGGAATCTCTTTTTTTATGGAAAAATTTGAAGTAATAGGGAACATCGTAGGAAAAGGAAGACCTAGATTTACGAGAATAGGTGGATATGTAAGAACATATACTCCTAAGAAGACACATGATTATGAGAGTTTAATAAAAGAGAGTTATACAGGTGGGATATACGAGGGAGCATTAAAGATAAGAATTAATGCTTTTTTTAAAATACCTGTAAGTTATACAAAGAAGAAAAAGGCAGAACTTCCTGGAAAAGTCTATATGATGAAACCTGATATAGATAATATTGCTAAAAGTGTATTAGATGGCTTAAATGGAGTAGCATGGAGCGATGATACACAAGTAGTAGAAATGAGTATTACAAAGCATTATGCTATGGATGATATAGAAAAGTTAGAGATTATTATAGAGGGTTTAAATGAAACAAATAACTAGAGAAATGTTACGAATATATAAACCATTAAGTGGTTTAGATTGGATGAATTATAAAGTAGTAAGGAATCAAATGACATTTCATCATATTATAAAGAAATGTGATGGAGGGTTGGAGATTGTTGAGAATGGTGCTCTTTTAATGAGTAAACCACATCAATATTTACATACTATTGAATTTGCTGACCCTGATACTTATGTAGCATTAAATAAGATATTTGAGTTTATAAATAAACAACAACATGAACCAACAAAAGAGCAAAGACAAATAATAGAGTATTTGTTAAGGAGCTTTGAAAGCGAACATAAAGAAGATAAAACTTCAAAAGGGAAGTTATTAATAAAACCATATTATTTACAAAGATGGTAATGAAATAGGAGGAAAAATTATGGAAAAAAAAGAAATAAAGAAAGAAGAAATAAAAGAAATCAAGGAAGAAAAGAAACCTGAACTTAAAAAAGGTAAAGAATTAGAAGTATTAAAAACAATAGAATACGATAAATATGGAGATATCATTAAATTAACTCCAAAAGCACATACATTTAGAAACTATATTATTGAGGGAGATATTATAGAAGTAACTGATGAAGAAGCTACAAAATTAATTAAACTAGGAATTTGTAAAGAAGTTAAATAAATTCTGAAAGAGGTGCTAGGATGGATATACAATTAACGAAGAAACAGGGAGATTTCGTAAATTCTGAAGCATTTGAAACACTGTTTGGTGGTGCTGCTGGTGGAGGTAAGTCTTATGGACAAATAGTAGATGCCTTACAATATGCAGTAAAATATCCAGGTAGTAAACAAATAATCTTTAGACGAACATTTCCAGACCTAGAGAGGTCAATTATAAGAACATCTCTTGATTTATATCCTAGAGAAATAGCATCATATAATAACTCAAAACATGTTTGGACTTTTAAAAATGGTTCGTTAATCGACTTTGGATATATAGATAACGAAAAAGATGTATATCAATACCAAAGTGCTGAATATGATGTAATAAGATTTGATGAATTAACACACTTTACTGAATTTATGTATGTATATATGATTTCAAGATGTCGTGGTGCTAATAAATATCCAAAAGGAATGAAGAGTAGCACAAACCCAGGAGGAGTAGGGCACCAATGGGTAAAAGAGAGATTTGTAGATATAGGACCACCTAATCAAGTACATAAAGTAAGAAATGAAACAGGAAGTGAATCTACGAGAATATTTATTCCATCATTTGTAACTGATAACAGGTTTTTAATGGAACTAGACCCAGATTATGAAAAACGACTAGATGCTTTACCAGAGAAAGAAAGAAAAGCATTAAGAGAAGGAAACTGGGATATATTTGATGGTCAATACTTTACAGAGTTTGATAGAAAGATACATGTAATAGAACCATTTGAAATACCTGAAGAATGGGATAGATATAGAACGATAGACTACGGATTAGATATGTTAGCATGTCTATGGATAGCAGTAGATACAAAAGGAAACGAATATGTCTATAAAGAGTTATACGAAAGCAACTTAATAATAAGTGCAGCAGCACAAAGAATAATAGAAGTAAATGGTGATGATAAGATTAAATGTACTTATGCACCACCAGACTTATGGAATAGAAGAAACGATACAGGTAAGAGTGCTTATGACATCTTTAGAGAAAACGGTGTCATATTAAGACGAAGTGCAAACAATAGAATACAAGGATGGTATGCAGTAGCAGAACATTTAAAAGTATTTGAAATAGAGGATGAACAAACAGGCGAAGTTAAGAAAACAGCTAAATTAAAGTTCTTCAATACTTGTTTAAATATATTAAGAACATTACCAGTAATTCAACACGATGAAAAGAACCCTAACGATGTAGCAAAAGAACCACATGAATTTACACATGCACCTGATGCATTAAGAGGATTTTGTATAGAAAGAACGAAAGCAACAAAGATAATGAGCGAAGATGAAGAGAGATACTTAGAAAGTGTTGAAGCAAGAAGAAGAGAAGGAATATTAGGAATCGCTGGAGCGAAAGCAACAAGTTCTTATATGAAATATGGAGGTTAGAATGGAATACATATTATTATTACTCTTATTTCTACTAATCTTAGTATTACAGTTTTGGGTAAGACTTTTAGAAAAAAGACAAGATAAACTAAGAGATAGAATAATTGAAATAGAGTTAAATAGAAGTGCAGAATTATTAAAACAAAAAAAAGAGCCAGAAGAAAAACCTAAAGCAGAAGTTAAATTAACAAAAGAAGAAAGAGAAAAACAAGAAAGAATGAAAACAGCTTTTGATAATTTAATGAACTATGATGAAAGAATTGCAAGAAGAATAAGAAAGTAGGTGATTAAATGGCAAAAGATGAATTAATAGATGAAACTAAGAAGATAGAGAATGATATAGATAAAGATTGGGCATTGTATGAAGCAGGAATAAAGTACAATAATGCTCTATATGGTAGTGATAAGAACTATTACGAAACAATAGATGCAAATATAGCTTTTGCAAATGGCGACCAATGGAGAAATGTAGTAGCTGATGGTCTACCTAAACCAGTATTCAATATTATAAAAAGAGTAAAGCAATTTAAAATTGCATCTTTAAAAACTGACAATATAGCAATAAGCATAGCACCTATGGAATATAGACCTCAAAGTTTAGATGTAACAATGCAACAAAAGGTAAAAGATACTGATTTAGCAAATGCAGAAATAAAGAATATATTAGAGAATATAAACTTTGATTCCTTATCAAGAACATTACTAGCAGATGGATTTGATACTGGAGATTTTTGCTTACATTGGTATTTTGATACAACAGAGCAACCATTTAAACAAAGTCATCCAGATATAAAAGGTGTAATCAAAGCAGAAATAATAGATGCAACAAATGTAATGTTCGGTAATCCAAATACAAGAAAAGTTGAAAAACAACCATATATCTTAATCATAGGAAGAGATTTAGTAAAAAATCTAAGAGAAGAGTATAAGAAAAACAATCCAGGTGATGATGGTTGGAGATATATTGAAGCAGATGATGATACAGAGCATCAAATGGGAGATAACGGTAAAGTAGAAGTAGATGCTGAAGGATATCAAAAAGCATTATATGTAATTAAATATTTTAAAAGAGATGGAAAAGTATTTGCACATAAATATGTACAAGATTGTTACATTTATGAAGATAAAGATACAGGATATGAATATTATCCATTAGCATTTGGTAACTGGGAAGAAGTAAAAGGTTCATATCATGGTAGAGCAGAAACAACTGGTATAATACCAAACCAAATAGCAATAAATAAGATGTTTGCTATGGTAATATACCATTTAATGCTAACATCATTCCCAACAGCAGTATATGATGCTGATAGAATAGAGGGATGGACAAACGAAATAGGGACAGCTATTCCTATAACTAACCTAAATGGAGAAAACGTACACAATTTAGCAGGTTACTTAGAACCAGCAACAATGAGTGGACAAATAATGAATGCAATTGAGTTAGCTATGCAATATACAAAAGAAACATTAGGAGTTGGAGATGCTTCATTAGGAAACATAACAATGAATAATGCAACAGCAATCATAGCAATACAAAAGAGTGCAGCAGTACCACTAGAGAATGTAAAAGCAGCATTCTATGAATTTGTAGAAGATTGTGGACGTATATTAATAGATATGATGGCAACAAACTATGGAATAAGACCAGTAGTAGTAGAAACAGACCAAAATAGAGATGTAGAAATGTTTGATTTCTCTATCTTAAAAGGAATGTGGTTACATGTTAAAACTGATGTTGGTAGTGCTTCATACTTTAGTGAAATTGCTAGTCTACAAACATTAGATAACCTACTTAACAATGGAATGATAGAATTTGTTGAATACTTAAAGAGAGTACCAGATGAATTGATACCTCAAAAACAAGAACTAATTAATTCTATTGAAGCCAATGATTTATATAAACAAGCAATATATAACTTAATGGGTCAATATATTGATGGACTTCCTCAAGAGGTAAGAGCAAACTTAATGCAAATGTCTCCAGAAAATATGGAAAAACAAGTATTACAAATGATGGGTGCATTAGACAATGGAACTCAAGGAATGGGTCAAATGCAAGATATGGAAGCACCAGCACCATTAGAAGAAACTGGAAATATGGGAGCTCCTGGGTATGCTGAATTAATGACAGACCAAGCAGAAGTAGGAAGAAACGATGATGAAGCTTTAAACAAACTTAGTCAAATAGGAGGAATGCAATCATGAAGATAGAAGTTAAAGAAACATCTAAAGAAGATACTAAAAGAGAAGAAGAATGGAAAGTTGAAGAAGCTATGCATACTTTAATGGAGTATCAAAAGATTTTAGAAGATAAAGAACTAAAAAAGAAAGCAATCGAAAAATTGAAAGCAAAAGCAAAAGATTTTGAAAAAATTGCAAATAAATTAGATTAGTTTGAAGACAGCACATAGGGAAGTAGAAATACTTCCTTTTATGGTGTTTTCAAGCACCAATGCCCAACCATAGGCAAGGAAGGAAAAAATTAAATGGAAAACGAAAATGTTGAAAGCAACACACCAGTTACTGAAACAGAAGTAGCAGATGAAGATTTCTTCGCCGATGTAGATGAAGATGTCATCGAAAACGGTGTAGAAGAGTCAGACAATTCTAATGAAACCGAAGAAAGTAGTACACCAAACGAAACAGAGGAGAAAGAAGAAGAGGATGACAAAGTGGATTATGCACCACTATTAGAAGCATTATCAAAGAAAGTTAAATACAATGGGGAATCAGTCAAAGTCGACAGTATTGATGACCTAATAACAAACTTTCAAAAAGGACTTAACTATGACAAAAAGAATGAGCAATATGAAGCTCTACAAAATAGTAAAGTTGAACAATATGTTTCTAAGAAAGCAAAGGAATTAGGACTAACAGTTGATGAGTACATCGAACAAGTTGAAGAATACGAGAGAGAACAAGAAAAAGCTCGTGAAGAAGAAAGACTTGAAGAGATGATAAACAACGGAGTACCTGAGGATGTTGCTAGGGAAGTAATTGCAACAAGCCAATTAAGAAAGCAATTACAAGCTAAAGAAAACGAATTAAAGGAACGTGAAGAAGCACAAAATGCTAAACATAAAGAAGAGCAAGAATATGCAGACTTTGTAGCAGCATTTCCAGATGTAAAAGCTGAAGACATTCCTAAAGAAGTTTATGAAGCAGCCCAACATAGCAATCTTACAAGTGCATATAAAGATTGGTTGATTAAGGATTTACAAACAAAACTTAGCATCCAACAAACAAACAGTAAGAATGCAAAAAGTTCAATTGGCAGTGTAACGGAGAGTGGACCAACTAAGAAAAACGAGCCAATAGACCCATTCTTAGAAGGTTTCTATTCCGATGATTAATAAATTTTGAAGGAGATGAAATAAATTATGGCAGGAGTAAATTTAGCCGAAAAATATGCAGCTAAAGTTGATGAAAGATTTAAATTAAAATCATTAACTGAAGCTTTTGTAAACCACGATTATACATGGGAAGGAGTTAAAACATTACATGTTTATTCAATCCCAACAGTAGCATTAAATGACTACGACAGAACAGCAGCATCTAACAGATATGGAACTCCAGCAGAGTTAGAAGATTCTGAAAAAGATTATACATTAACACAAGATAAAGGATTTACATTCATTATCGACAAAGGTAACAATGTAGACCAAATGAACGTAAAAGGTGCTGGAAAAGCATTACAACGTGAAATTGATGAAGTTATTGTTCCTACAAAAGATGCTTATAGATTAGCTCAAATAGCAGCAGGAGCAGTAGCAGCAGGAAACACTGCAACAGCAGCAATCAATGCTTCTAATGCTTATTCTAAATTCTTAGATGGGCAAAAAGTATTAGATAACAAGAAAGTACCAACAGCTGGAAGAGTTGCAGCAATCGGAGCTACTTTCTATTCATTAATTAAACAAGACAGTACATTTATTAAATCTGGAGATATGTCTCAAAAGATGTTAGTAAATGGACAAGTTGGAGAAATTGATGGAGTTAAACTAATCAGAGTACCTGATAGTTATTTACCAGCAAATTGTGCATTCATTATTACACATCCAAGTGTAACAGTAGCTGCTGACAAATTAGCAGAATACAAAGTACATGACAATCCACCTGGAATCAATGGAAACTTAGTTGAAGGTCGTGTATATTACGATGCATTCGTTCTTGATGCTAAAAAAGATGGAGCTTATGCACACTATACTGCTTAATAACAGTATTTAAAAATCAAAGGATTTTTCCTTTGATATGAAAGGAGTAGCAATACTCCTCTGATATGAAAGGAGAAACAGTATGAAAGCGATAGATGTATTTAAAACAACAATGGCTATGATTGATGAAATGCTAGAAACTGGAGAAGTTGATGAACAATCAGTTGGAGAATATAAAGCAAGAGCTCCATATATCCTAACAGCATTACAAAATGAAATCATAGGTGTAGAAAATAGATTTAGAAAATATGAAGACCATATAAGACCAGTACCAATAACTGACTTAGAAAACAACTATGTACAAGTAGAAGATATACAAGCGAACACATTACTCGTTTATGGTTTAGCATCAAAGTTATTAGCAGATGAAAACAAAACATTAGCAAACTTTATGCAACAAGAATACGAAAGATTATTCGCATTCTTTGTTAAACCAAAACCAGTAGCAAGAGAAAAGATAGAGGATGTGTACGATGCTACACTAACTTATTAAGACAGGAAGTGATTAAATGAGTGTAATTCAAACAAACACAGACATAGCACCTTTTGTAATAAAGAACTTTTTAGGATTAAACATCACTAAAACTGGAGATACACAAATAAAAGATGGAGAGTCAGGAAACATGGATAACTTTGTTATCACAAACGACTACAAGCTAAAGAAAGCTGATGGGTATAAAACTGTATTTAATTTTGAAACTCCAATAAGAGGATTATACGAATATAAAACAGGACTTTATACTTATTTATTAATAGCAACTAATGGTAAGCTTTATCAAATAGAAAAAAGCGACCTAGACGATGACTCAACATGGGAACAATTAACACCAACAGAGATAGGTAGCATTACGGACAGTGATACTACCTTCTTTTTATTTGATGGAAAAGTTTATATCCTAACAGGAAGTGAATACAAAAGCTATGATGGAACAACACTAAAAGATGTTGAAGGATATGTTCCATTGGTATTTATAGGTTCATCACCAGCAGGTGGAGGAACTGAATACGACCCTATAAACATATTAACTGGTAAGAAACACCAACAATTCAATGGAGATGGAACAGCAACACAATATTTATTAGCACAAACAAATATAGATAATGTTTACAAAGTAATAGTAAATGGTAGTGAAATATCAAGTAGTGCTTATTCAGTAGACACATCTACTGGAATAGTAACATTTTCAAATGCACCATCAGAGGGAAATGATAATGTAGATATATATTGGACTAAAGATGATGGCGATAGAAATCTTATCAATAATATGAGAGCAGGAATTGTCTTTGGTGGAGATGTAGACACAAAAGTGTTCTTATATGGTAATCCAAATGAACCAAATAGAATAAGATACAGTGCAACTGCTGGAGGAGTACCAAGTGCTGAATATTTCCCAGCAACAAACCAAGCAGACATTGGAGTATCAAACTTTAGTGTTACTGATTGTACTAGACAATACGATAGATTAATTGTAACAACAAATAAACCAGAAGCTTATTACATGACAATAGATGTAATTGATGTAAATGGATATTCAACAGCATCAGTACAAACATTCCCATTAAATGAAGTACATGGAAATATAGCATTTGCTCAAGGGCAAGTGTTAAACAATGACCCAGTAACAATAGAACAAGGTCAAATAATAAGATGGAAATCAACAAATGTAAGAGATGAAAGAAATATGACAGTAATCTCTGCAAAGATAAAAGATGATTTAGTTTCTTATGATTTAAGAAGTGCTAAAACATGTGATTTCCAAGATAGAAACCAATACTGGTTAGCAATAGGAAACAGGGTTTATATATACAACTATGCTAATGATACATACTCAAGATTATTACTACCAGCAAATCCTGATAGTTTTTGTGTAGTAGGAAGTAGTATGTATATGGCATTAGACAATGGTAAGTTAGTTAAATGGGATGCTAATTACCAAGACTATGATGGAACGACAATAAATGCACACTGGGAAATGAATTTTAGTAACTTTGGTGCATCTTATTTAAGAAAGACATTAAGAAAAGTATGGGTAACAATGCAACCTCAATCAAACTCAAGTGCAACAATAGGATTTATAACAAACAAAGAAAGGTCAGAACATACAAAAACAATAAACTACTCATTCAGTACATTAGATGTTGAAGATACTGACTTTAACAATTGGAGTTTTGAAGTTTCATATAACCCACAACCATTTAGATTAAAACTAAAAGCAAAAAAATGGACAAACCTAAAAATAACAATAGATAACAACGAAGGTTCAGATTGTACAATACTAGAACTTGCATTAAAGATGGAGTCTAGTGGAGAAAGTAAATAGGAAGGAGAAAGAATTATGAATTTACCTGAATGTAATGCGAGAGTAAATTATATACAATCACTAGCAGACAAACCAAATACAATGGATGGAATGACATCAAGTAAATTAAAACAACAATTTGATAATGCTGGTGCAGAAATAAAAGATTATATAAACAACACATTAGTTCCAACAATAAATACAGGAACAATGAATTATGTAACAACAAGTGATACAAGATTAACAAACTCAAGACAATGTAATAACAACTTTGATACACCATTAACAGCAAGGGAAAACTTAAAAGTAAAAACAGGAACAAGTTTACCAAGTACAGTAGAAGAAGATTGCTTATTCTTTTTATATAGTTAGGAGATGGTTAAATGGCGACAACATTAACAACATCTTATCAAAGACTAGCATCAGTACAAACTTCTACATATTCAGAACTTAGATTATATGGAAAATATAACTCACAAAATACAACTAACAACACAACATCCGTAACATTACAAGCAAGAATATATGGAGATGGTGGAAGTGGTTCGTTTAGTAGTGGAACTGTAAGAATAAATGGAGATAGTACAAGTCTAGGAAATACATCATATTCAAGAGGTAATGAAAAAACATTAAAGACTTATACATATACAGTTACACATTCAAGTGATGGAACATTAAATAATAAATCAGTAAGTTTTAGTTTATCTACATCAACATCAGTTGGTGGTAGTGGAACAGCACATTATAACTGTCCAAAGATAAATAGATACCCAACGATAAGAGCAGCAAGTAACTTTACTGATGAAGAAAATCCAACAATGACATGGACAACACATAGCACATATCCATTAAGAGCAAAAATGGAAGTTGGAACTAATTATAGTTTTATTACAAGAGATTTAGATAAAAGTGCTAGTGTTTGTACATTTACATTAACAAATGAAGAGAGAGATAGATTAATAGATGCAGCAGGAGATAATACAACATTATCAGTAAGATTTACTATTTGTGCTATGAGAACTGCTGGAGGAACTGAAAATGATGAATTGTCATGGAGTTATTTAGATAGAACAATGACAGTAACACCAAAAGGAAGAATAGGTAAAAACGGAGCATGGAAGAGAGTACAAATTTACTATGGTAAAAATGGTTCGTGGAAAAGGTGTACACCATATATAGGTAAAAATGGAACATGGAAGAGGGTGAAATAGATGGCAAGTTACACAACACAATTAAATAATCTAAAAAATGCACAAAAAAAAGCAGCAGTAGCTGATTTAGAAAATACAAGAAATACAACATTAAGTAATCTTCAAGCAGAAGAAGCTAAGATTAATCCTACTTATGCAGAAAAAAGAACACAAGCAAGTAACGCATCTAAAGTAAATGCAAGAAATTTCCAAGAATATCTTGCAAATACAGGAAGAGCAAATAGTGGAATAGGAGCTCAATATGAAATGGGTAGACAAAACTCATTAAACAGAGATATAAATGCTCTTAATACACAACAAGCAGCAGATATTGCTGACATAGCAAGAAGAAGAACTGATGCAAATAATGCATATAATACAGGATTAGCAGGAGCAAATGCTCAAGTAGAAGCTAATTACATTCAAAATCTATTAAATCAACAACAACAACAATGGGAAAACAACATGGCATTAAAACAATTTAATGAGTCAGTAAGACAATTTAATTTGACAAGACAAGATAATTTAAGAGGTTTTAGTTCGGGAGGTTATTCCAGTTCTGGTGGGCGTTCTGGAGGAAGTAGGAGCAGTGGTAGCAAAAACGTTACATTCACTGACACATCAAAAGATAATAAAACAACACAAAACAACAGCAAAACAAATTCTAGTACTGGAAGCATTTTGAAACGAGGTGCAGCAGCATTGTCAAAAGCAGTAAATAATGCTGCAAAGAATGCAAAAGTTAAAGGAACAGCAAAATTAGCAAGTGGAAAAACAGCTTATTCAGATTATACAAAAGCATTAGCACAATCCAAATCATATAAAGGAGGACCTATTAGTCTTAAAACAGCATTGAAAAAAGGATATATAACAGCACATACAGCAAACGGAAAAACTTATTATGCACCTGCTAGTGCAACAACAGCTAAGAAAACAGTAACACAAAAGATTGTTCCTACATTATACAAAAATCAAATAACAAAAATAAAATAGAATAGGAGGTAAATATGGCTTCAAAATCTAATAAACAATTATCTTTAATAAGAAAAACCGATGAATTGATTAAAAACAATGACCCATACAGATATAGAAATTCTGATAAAGTAAAAGGATTAACAAAAGATGTAATTGTAGAAGCAGAAGGTAAAAAAGTAGACTATTCTAAACAAGACCCACTTAATATAAAGAAAAAACAAACGAACAAAAAAACAACAAAGAGTAAAGAAGTACAAAAAGTAGAAAAGAAAATACAACAAAAACAACTTGGAAAACAAATAAGAAACGAAATACAACAAAACACAAAAAGAGGATATGCAATAACTGACTCTAATAGAATAATGCAAAATTATGCTAATAAGACAGGAAGTTATGATGCAACTGATTATGCAAGGCAAACATACGGAACATATCAACTACCAAAGAAGCAAGAGTCTTTTGGTAAAAAAGCTACAAGATTAGCTGTTAGTGTACCAGTAGCTATGGCAGACTTTGCTAAAGGTGCTGTATTTAATACAGGAGAAGCAGTAGTTGATTTTGCTAAACGAGGAGATTATTTTAACAACTGGTTATTTAACAAATTAGGAGTTATGAGCGACAAAGAAAGATTAGAAGCAGATTGGGCAGTAGACGATTTTGTTAAAAGAGATTTGTCTGGCGAAATGATGAGAAATCTTGGTTGGGATGAGGAAAACGAAAGAGTATTAAAAGATTATTCTTATTTAACTGGAAATACAAAAGCAGATAAATTCATCGAGTCATTAGGAGAACAAGTTCCTACATACATGATGGGATATGCAGGTTCACAATATATGACAGGTGGAAAAGGTGCAGAAGCTGCAATAAAATCTTTAAAAGGATTAAAAGGAACAGATTTAATAAAAACAGCAGTTGGTAATGTTGGTAAAGCATCGTTATTAAACTCTGGTGCAAATATTCCAATAGCAGTAACTTCTTACAACAGTGGATTTGAAGAAGCATTAAGAAATGGAGCAACAAGAGAACAAGCAAGAAAATATGCAATAGCAAATGCAGCAACTGAAATTGCAACAGAATGGACTACTGGAGGTATTCCAGGTTTAGAAAATTCTACTGGATTTCTATCAAAAAGAGCTGGAGATTTATTAGATAAAACTACTGGTAATATTAAAAACGAATATTTAAAACCAATAGCAAGGTCATTATTAAAATATACTGGAGGAGCTGCTGGAGAAGGATTTGAAGAAGCATTATCTGAGATAATAAGTCCTTACATAAAGAATGCAACTTATACCGAAGGTGAAAAAGTTAATTGGAACGAAGTTACAGAAGCAGCATTAATGGGAATGGCATCTGCTGGTATATTTAGTTTTGGTCAAAACTTATCAGAGATGGCTGGAGAAATTAAGACAGTAAAACAAAAGAATCAAGTAATTAAACAAATTGAGCAAGTTTCTAATCTACAAGTCCAAGAATTACAAGAAGGAGTTCAAAATGGAGATATAACTCCAGAAGAAGGAACTCAAGCAATAGAATATATAAAAGCAGCAGCTGAAAATAGAATTAATCAAATAAATCAAACTTATGAAAATAGAAATAACACTAACGCTGAACAAAATTCATTAAATAGAGAACTTGCAAAACAACAAGTTCAAATAATCGAACAACAAGTACGAAACGGTCAAATATCACCACAAGACGGAACACAAAGAATAAATGAAATACAAAACTATCTTAGAGCGATAGAAAGCAACCAAACAGCCCCAACAACAAACGAAACACAACAAAGTAATGTAATTGGTCAAGAACAACAAAACATAGCTCAAAACGCAAATAATGAAGTTGTTCAAAATCAACAACAAAACGGTAATTTAGTGCAAGATTACATGAATGACAATTATGAAAATATGGTTGGAGATTATATAGACCAAAATTATGGTCAACAACAAGAAAGCAACTTAGTTGAAGACTACATGAATAACGGAGAAGAAAATCTAGTCAACGACTATATGAACAATTATGAAGATGGTAATATGGTTGAAAACTTCATGAATGCACAAAACGAATTACAACAAACACAACAAGATAATATAAAGAAACAAACAAATGCATTTAATTTAGGGCAAAACGAAACTAAACTACCAACAAATACTGATGATAAGATACAAAACTTTAGAAACTCAGTTAAAAACGAAAATGTTAAAGATGCTGATGGTTTCTATAAAGCAGTAGAAAAGATAATATCTGATAAAGACTACAATGTAATATTAGATAGTTCTATTAAGAACAAACAAGGTAGAGCAGTAAATGCATTAATATCAAACGAAAATGGAATAACAATAAAGATTAATCCTAAATCAAATAGAGCAGCAGAGATATTATTAATGCATGAAGTTACTCATGGAATTGAAACAAAAGAAATGAGTAAACTAATAATGGACTATGCTTCTAAGAACTCTGATTTTAACGAAGCATTAGAAAATTTAAAGAAAGCATACGGAACAAACGATGTAACGTCAGAAGTAGTAGCAGATATAAGTGGTCAATTATTTGGTAACCAAGAATTTATAAACAACTTATCTACTGAAAAACCAGGAGTATTCAAAAGAATTTATAACAAGATTGTTGAACTAGCAAATAAACTTACTGGAAATAGTAAACAAGCATTATTCATTAGAGATTTAAAGAATAAATGGGAAACAGCATATAGAGAAGCAAATATAGAAAGTTCACAAATAAAATTAAAAGACCAAGTTAAGTATTCACAAGATGGAAAAATAACAGACAACAAAGGTCGAGAACTTAATATAAATATGCAAAACTATATGGAAAATTCACAAGCAACTGATTGGAACGGTAAACTTGTAACAGTTTATCATACTGTTAATCATCCAGTTTCACAATTTAATGTATTTAACCCAGTTGGAACACCTGGATATAGATTTAAAAATGACTTTGTTACATATTTTACAGACAGTAAAGAAATGTCTGGTAGTTATGCAGACCAAGATTATGTAGAAGCAGATACTAAGAGATATACAAAAATTGAAGAAGTAGAAGACTTTATAAATAAATTAAACGAGATAACTCATAATAGAGATGAATGGGAATTGGTAGAACTTCCAGAAAATAATGCTGTTGATGAACTAGCTAGATTTGAATTTGACAATAGATTTAATGGAAGATATAAAGACGACCCTGAATTAGCATATAAAAGAGGTTTAATAACAAAACAAGAGCTTGAAGATGCAACTACGAAGTCAAAATATGCAATACAAAATAACGAGAATGATTTTATAAGATTTAAATCAGAAGATGATTTATTAAGAAACTTCAAGAACAAATTGGCAGACAAACTTTCAGAAACAAGAAAAAATCCTCTTAGTTTTGATGGTTCAACAAGAAATTACAATGAACAAAAATGGCAATATGAAGGTTATGTAAATATAACAAAACCTTATATTGTTGATGCTGAAGGTAGAAACTGGGATAACATAACACAAGAAGTAAAAGAAGATGCTATAAATGCTATTAATTCATTGAAAACAGAACAATTAGCTGAATTATCAGATTTAGCAGAGAAATCTACTGATTTACATAACAAATGGAAATACAGTAAAGACTATGAGAATTACTTGAAGTACGAAGATACATATAAAAAATTAGATAATACAACAGAGGAAAATTTAGTTTTATTATCTATGAAAGAAAATGTTACACCACAAGATTATATAGATATGTATAATGAATTTGGTAAAGAAAGCAAATCACCAGATAGCAAAATAACAATTGATGGAGAAGAAATGACTTTTGCAGAATACGCATCAAGATGGTGCAACTTAGAAATGGAAAATGCGAAATATGCTTATGCTTATTCATATTTTTTGACACAAGCTATGAAAAAATATGGTGACCAATTAAGAGCTGTTGGTGTAGAAGATATGTATGCTATTGCAGAAAGAGGATTTAGAAAAAAAGATATAGATTGGCTATTATCCGAAAAACTAACAACAAATGATGTTGTTAAAAAAGTTCTACAAATGAACAAAGATGGTGAAGACTATGATGGAGTTATAATCCAAAACACAACAGATTATGGTGGATATTCAGAGGATGATGACCCACATGATTTATACATAACATTTAGTCCAGAACAATTCAAAGCATGGAACAACCCAGACCCAACAAATGACCCAGATATTAGATATTCTGAAAAAGCAAAAAAATGGCAAGATTTCTTAGAAAAGAACTACAAGAACACTGGAACAACAACAAAGTTAAATGAAAAGATTGGTACTGAAGAGAAAAAAACTGAAGTACCACAAACACAAAAGCAACCAAGTGAACCAGTTACTGAAAGTGGTATGAACCAAGAAAAACTTGATGCTTTAACAAACAAATTGAGAGAGAACAGACAACAAAGAGAAACTAAAGCAGCAGAAGAAAGAAAGGTTATTGCTGAAAGAAAAGGTAATAACGTAATAACTGCCGAAAATTACGCAAAAGATTTCCAAGATGCACAAACTGGAAAACTTGATAAAAAGAAATTGCGTAAGTATGTAGGAACTTCAAATGAAGCAACAGGAATGCAAAAATCAATAGATAAAGCAGATTTAGATAGACTTACTTATGAAGTTCAATCAAACGACTCTACATATAAAAAAGCAAGGAAAAATCTTAAAGGATTAAGTTATGAAGATAGATTAAGCAGAAGTAGGAACTTACTAAGTTCAGACAAAAGAATTACAGCAGTAGATGTAGCAGAAGCACAAATAACATTACTTGAAGCAGCACAATCTGGTAATGTGCAAGATTATTTAGACTTACAACAAGATTTAGCAATAATGGGTACAGAAGCAGGTCAAACAATTCAAGCGATGTCTATGATACAAAAAATGAGTCCAGATGGACAATTACAAACATTATTAAAAATAATAGACAGACAACAAAAATTAGGTAATAAGAACTATGAAAATGTTAAGTTAAATGCAAACTTAGTTCAAGAAGTCCTTGACTCATACGATGACGCAAATCACACAACATTTAACAAAGAAAAATTAGACAATGCTATGGATGCTTTAAAACAAGATGTAGCAAATCAAATGAAAGTATCATGGGCTGAGAAAGCAAATGAGTGGAGATACTTATCAATGCTTGGTAATCCTAAAACTCACATAAGAAATATGATTGGTAACTTTGCTATGTCTTTAGTAAAATCTGTAAAGGATTATCAAAGTGCAGCAGCACAAGATTTATTAGGAAAACTTGGAGTAATAGATAAGTCTAACAAAACAGCAACTTTAAGATGGGCAGGAAAAGATGTTAGAAAATTAGCAAAAGAATACTATTCAGAGTTCCAAAAATTAGAAGACTCAGGTAGTAAATACAGTGAAAAAGCAAATATAGAGCAACAAAGAAGAATATTTAAACCTGGTCTAATTGAATGGATTAGAAAAGCAAATTTAAAAGCTTTAAACGTAGAAGATAACTGGTTTAAAAACTTCAATTATAGAAAATCATTTAGTAATTTCTTGACAGCAAAAGGAATAAGAACTGAAGCAGATATAAAAGCAAATCCACAAATAGTACAAGATGCTAACAATTATGCAATTCAACAAGCAAAAATTGCAACATTCCAACAAGATAACAAAATTGCTAATTGGATAAGACAAGCAGATAAACTTGGAAAAGGTGCAGAAGTAGTAAGAGGAGCAATAATTCCATTTACAAGTGTTCCAATGAATATAGCACAAACAGGAATAGAATATACACCTGGTCTTGGTATGTTCAAAACAATATCAGACTTTAAAAAAGCAGCACCTGGAGATAAAGCAATAACTTTAATTGATGGAATTGCAAAACAAACAACAGGAACTTCTTTAGCATTAATAGGATATGCTTTAGCAAAAGCTGGAATGGTAACAGCAGATGCTGGTGATGATAACGAAGATAAGTTTGAAAAAGATATTGGTGCTAAAATGAATTATTCAATTAAGTTTGGAGATAAATCTTATGACTTGAGCTGGTTATCACCAAGTTCAATGCCTTTCTTTGTTGGAGCATCAATGTTTGAACAATTAGAAAAAGACCAAGGAGTAAGTGGTAACCTAATCACACAAGCATTAGCATCAACTTTAGACCCATTATCTGAAATGTCAGTAATAAGTAGTTTCTTTAATGTATTAGATAGTTATGAAAAAGGTGCTGCAGGAAAGATAATGAAAGCAGGAGAAAGCACATTACAAAACTATGTATCTCAATACATTCCAACAGCATTTAGTCAAATGGCAAAATCTTTAGATGATAAAAAGCGTGATACATACGCAAGTAAAAATTCTCCATGGTCATTTGGGGAAGAAACAATAAAACAACTTGCTTATAAAATACCAGGTGCAAGAAATTTATTACCAGAACAAAAAGACTTTTTAGGAAGAACAAAAAAAGAAGCTTATATATCTGATAATAAAATAGTAAATGCATTTGAAGCATTCTTCTCACCAGTAAACGTTAGAAAAGATACATCTGATGAAGTAACTAAAGAATTAATAGATATATATAATAAAACTGGTGGAGATGGTTTAATACCAAACAAGAGTGCTTATACAGAGTATTTTAAATATAAAAACAAAAAATACGATTTGAGCAAAAAAGAATATAATGAATTTAAAGAAGATGCTGGTGAGATTGCAACTAAAGAAATAGAAAAATTAATAAACGACAGCGATTATAAAGAACTTTCTGATGATAAAAAAGCTAAAGCACTTAAAAATGTAATGGGATATTCTAGGTATAAAGCTAAATATGATTACTTTGAAGATAAAGGAATAGATTATTACAACCAAACATTCAACACTGTTAGAGAAGGAATAAAAAATGGTGAATATTCATTATCTGATTATTACTTAGATAAACAAAGCGAAAACAACAAAAGATATAAAGCACTTGAGAAAAAAGGAGTAGATGCAGAAACATTTGATGCATTTAGAGAGTTCGCTTCTAGGACAAAAGCAGATAAAACTAAAAACGGTGGTTATGTAAGAAACAGCAAGAAGAAAAAAATAATTAATTATATTGAAGGATTAAATTTATCAAAAGAAGGAAAAGAAGCATTATATAAAGACTACAAAGATAATCAAAGGACATTTACAACTTATAAATAGGAGGTGGTTAAATGATAAAGATTAACAAAAACACAATGGACATCGAAGTAACATCAGGAGATACTGGTACTTTTTCTTTCTCAGTAAAGAATAAAGATACTGGTAAAAGTTTCTTAAATGAAGGAGATACAATTACTTTCACATTAAAGGAACGAAACACAGGTACAGTAATACTACAAAAAGTAATCACTGAATTTGATGATGGTTTAGTAGTAGTACCAATATCAGCAAGTGAAACAGCAAACTTAACACCAGAACTTACCTATGTTTATGATTTAGTATTAACTCGTAGTGATGGAACAGTTGATACATTAAATCCAACAGATAAGTTCTTTTCTTATTTCACAGTAAAGAGAGGTGTAATGAATGGCTGATTTTGAAATAGAAAGACCAAGTGTAGAAACAAATCAAATAAGTCCAACATTTAATGTCAGCATCCCTCAATTTACTATTGAAGTTCAAGGAGGAGTACAAGGACAACGAGGAGAAAAAGGAGATAAAGGAGACCCAGGAGAACCTGGAGCTCCTAATATCCTATCTATTGGAGCAGTAGTAAGTGGAGATACAGCAAATGCAAGTATCACAGGAACAACACCAAACCAAGTATTAAACCTAGTATTACCACAAGGGAAAGATGGAGAAAATGGACAAGATGGACAAGATGGTGAAGATGGAGTAGGTATTGAGTCAGTAGAACAAACAACAACATCAACAGAAGATGAAGGAAACAACATAGTAACAGTAACATTAACTGATGGAACTACATCGACATTCACAGTACAAAATGGTTCTAAAGGTTCTACTGGACCAGCAGGAGCTCAAGGACCAGCAGGGGCTGATGGAGAAAAAGGTGATAAGGGAGATAAAGGAGATACTGGTGTAGGAGTAGAAAGCATAGAACAAACTACTACATCACATGAAAGTGGTGGAACAAACATCATCACTGCAACATTAACAGATGGAACAACAAGTGAGTTTTACATCAAGAATGGAGAAGCTGGAGGTGGTGGAGGTGGTGGTACTTCTAACTACAACGACTTAACCAATAAACCTAGTATTAACAATGTAACATTAACAGGAAATAAAACAACATCAGAATTAGGAATAAACATACCAACAGCAACATCTGACCTAACAAATGACAGTGGGTTCATTACAAGTTCTAGTTTACCTACTAAAGTATCAGACTTAACTAATGATGTAGGTTACATTACATCATACACAGAAACAGACCCTGTATTTAGTGCAAGTGCAGCAGCAGGAATAACAAGTACAAACATAACAAACTGGAATAATAAATCAGACTTTTCTGGAGATTATGATGATTTAAGTAATAAACCTACTATTCCATCTAAAACAAGTGATTTAACAAATGATTCAGGATATATTACTGGATATACTGAAACAGACCCTGTGTTTAGTGCTAGTGCAGCACATGGAATAAGTTCTAGCGATATTACAAATTGGAATAACAAATCTATAACTGATTTGTCATCAACTGTAATACTTAATGATATAGATAGTGGAATATATCGCTTAGCAAAAGGAACAGTTTTAAAATACAAAGAAAGCGATGACGATAGTAATCCAGCTACATTAACAACTGTAAATAAAAGTGCATTAATGATGTTTAACATAAAAGTTGATAGTGGTAATCCTCTTTTCTCTTATATAATTTTGCAAGACGACCATGATGGAACATATAATTCAACCGACAACACTTTTGAACTTGATACTGGTTCAAATTCTCACATAATTGCTGGTTGTATGTCGCCTTATACTGGAGATGTTTGGAATAAAAAAGATTTATACTTTACTAACATCTTAACTGATAATGATGTAATAAATAACTTAACATCTAATATTGCATATAAACCTTTATCAGCAAAACAAGGTAAAGTGTTAAAAGATACAATAGATGGTCTTTCAATACCAACAAAAGTATCTGATTTAACAAATGACAGTGGATATATAACAAAATCAGTAAGTGATTTAACAAATTACACACCAACAAGTTCTTTAGCAACAGTAGCAACAAGTGGTAGCTACAATGATTTATCAAATACACCTACAATTCCAACAGTACCAACTAATGTAAGTGCATTTACTAACGATAGTGGTTATATAACTGGAATAACAAGTAGTGATATATACAATGTTTTAGGATATTATCCAGCAGCAGAACCAAACATTTACGCATATAATTCAATTAGACAAATAACAAGCACAAGCGACCAAACATATATAGATTTAATTGATGATATAGAAAATAATAGGCCAATTATTATAAGAGCTGGCATGACAAGTTATGTTAAAGTAGTTGGAACGACAAATAATTTAGCTGCAACAGAGTTATGGTTTATGACATCAGATAATTCTTATACAAAGATAACATTAACAGTATCAGGAACAAGTGTAACAGTAACAACTGAAGACATAGACATACCAACAAAAACAAGTGATTTAACAAACGACTCAAATTTTGTTGACTCAACACTAACTGGTTCATTATCAGACTTAACAACAACAGATAAAAGTAGTTTAGTAAATGCTATCAATGAAGTGAATGAAAAAAATATAATTATGATGCATTTAACAGGTTCACAATCATTTGGTAATGCATATACAAAACTGAATTTAAGTGCAGAAACAACAATTGGAACAAAATTAAGTGTTAGTTCAAATCAAGTAAGAATAGGTAGTGGTGTAAACCGTATAAGAGTAAGTGGTACATTTGGTTATAATTATACAAGTGCTGGGATGAGATACTTAAGAATTACAAAAAACTTTAATACAAGCAGTATAGATACAACTACAATTGCATTACAACAAAAATATGAAAATAACACAAATCATGTTGGGACATTAGCAATAACAGATATTGTAATACCTGTTAGTGAAGGCGACTTAATAGGTATGTATGTATATGGATTAAATGGAGATAGTGTAAGATATACAACAAATGGAATGATACAAACAAATATGACTATTGAAGTAATAGATTAAAAGGAGAGTGAGAAAATGAAAAAATGGTTTAAAGCAGCAGGAGTAAGAGCAATAAAAACAATAGCACAAACAGCTATTGCTACAATTGGTACAAGTGCAGTTATGAGTGAAGTAAACTGGATAATGGTATTAAGTGCTAGTTTACTAGCAGGTATCTTATCAATGCTAACTAGCATAGCTGGACTACCAGAATTAGAAAAAGAAGAGGATGAGTGGTAGATATGGCAAATGTACAAAAAGCAATATTCCCAATGCACTACATGAACATTTCGCAATCTTATAATGAGGGAAATCATATACCACATTGGCAAGGAGCATCAAAAGGTAAAGCAGACTATCCGATAGACATTTGTGGAATGGATGCTGGAAGAGATTATTTCTATGCTCCATGTGATTGTAAGATAACTTTTATTCAAGCAAAAAATACAAAAAAATGGACTAATAAAATGATACTTGTATCAACAAGTAAAGTTAAAACACCTCGATATGGAACTACTCAAATATTCTTTAAAGTAGTTCATTTTTTATATGAGGATGTTAAGAAATATGGTCTTAAAGTTGGAAAGACATTTAAAAAAGGTCAAATAATATGTAGAGAGGGAAAAGACAATTATTCAACTGGCAACCATATTCATCTTTCTCAAGGAATAGGGTATGCAAATAAATCTATATACAATAAACCTATTTGGAAAAAGAATAGAAAACTTGTTGCAAATGGAGATAATAAATACCCTCAATCTATTTTCTATTTAGATACAAAGTTTACTAAGAAGATAATAAGAGATGCTGGAATTAAGTGGAGCAAAATTTAATGGAAACAATTACAATAGCATTAGCAATATCAATCTTAGGTATAGTGTTAAATGTATTTAACTTTTATTATTCCAGAAAAAAAGACACTATAACTGACATCAAAGAACAAGACAAAGAAAATTCCAACCAACAATTAATAGATTATAGACTAACTCAAGTAGAAAAGAAACTAGACAAAATACTAGATATATTAGATAACTACGATAAGGAAATAGATGAAAGAGTGGAAAAAGCGATGGAACAACATATCAAGTTGTACCACAAGAAAGGGACTTAGAATGAAATTGAAAGAAGACATATACGATATAAAAAAAGAATTACAAGAAACAAAAAAAGAAAGTTTCGCATTTTCAATTCTTAGTGATTACAAAAGACAAAACAAAAGACTATTTATTGCTTTAGTAATAGTTTTAGTTATGTGGTTTGCAACAATAGGTGCATTTCTTTATTACATAATTAACGTTGATTATGAAGAAGTTACCGAAGTAGCCGAAGTAGAAAACGAAAGTGGTAACGCTAATGGTTGTATTGGTGATAGTTGTAATAACGGAGTTATAAATGGCGAAAGTTAAACTAACTAGAAAAACTAGAAAGAAAGTAAAAATACAATATGTAAAGAAATGCAAGAACTGTGGGAAATTCGTTAAGAAGTAGTTTATGCTTAAATTTGAATTTACTAGTGACGAATTAGATTACATTAAATCTAAAATACACTTTACACCTATACAAAAACGCATAATTGGTTATAGACAAGACGAATATTCTATTACTAAAATGGCTATGTTAGAACACCGTAGCGAAAGCACGATAAATAGACAAATAAATAAAATTAAAAAGAAAATTATGAAAGTAATTTGACATTAATTAGAGAAGAACTAGACAATTCTAGTTCTTTTTTTTATGCAATAATTTAATCAGGAAGGAGATATTAGAGATTGTTTAAAACGCAGTGGATAGTGTCTCTTTTTGTTTAGGAGGTAAAAATGTTTAATCAATTTTCACAATTAGACAGAATAAACAATCAAATAGCCGAATTAGAGAAAATTAGAAATCAAATGCAACAACCAACACCTATAACACAAAACTTTCAAATAGCACCATCTAATAGAGAAATAATTAGATATGCTAGTTCGTTAGAAGAAGTACAAAGAGATGTTGCTGTAGGAGATACACCATATTTCAGTAAAGATATGTCAGTAGTATGGATAAAAGATACTAAAGGCAATATTAAAACTTATGAGCTAAATGAAATAATTCCTAAAGACGATAAAGATATAAGAATAGAATTTTTAGAAGCACAAATAAAAGAACTAAGGGAGGAAATGAATAATGCAAAATCAAATGATAACGATGTTGATGAACCAATTGAAAATGATAAATCCTCAAATGTTTCAGATGGTAAGTCAAGCACAAAAAAATCAAAGTAACCCAATAGAATTATTTAAACAAATAACTGGTAATTATACACCAGAGCAGCTAGACTCATTCTATAAAAAAGCAGGACAAATGGGAATACCTCAAGATGTCCTAAATAAATTTAAATAGGGTATCAACATGTTGATATAGATTATGAAAGGAGGAATATCATGAACGGTTCACAAGGAATAACTCCTACAATCGAATTGGCATCTGCCAACAACGGAAATGGTTTCTGCCCATATCCAGTAATGTATGGTAATGGTGGAAACAATGGATTTGGGTTTGGTTCTGATGGAGCATTATGGTTAATTGTATTACTTGCCTTAATTTGGGGTGGTAACAATGGTAATGGATTTGGTAACAACGGTTTTGACAATGGTTATGCTTGGTTATCAAACGGACAAAAAGAGATAATGAATAACACAAATAATGGATTTGATACATTACATCTATCTAACCAATTAGAAGGAAATAGAGATGCAATAAACTCTTTATCAGCACAAATCTGTAACGGATTTAATTCAGCAGAAGTTAGTGCAAATAATCGTGCAATAAATCAAATGCAAGACTCATTCGCATTAAGTAGACAAATTGCTGATTGTTGCTGCGAAAATAGACTTGCAACAGCAAACTTAAATTCAACAATCATTAGTGAAAACTGTGCTGACAGACAAGCATTAAACGAAGGAGTTAGAGATATAATTGCTTCACAAGTTGCTGGAACACAAAGAATACTTGACCAATTATGCAACGATAAGATTGATGCTAAAAATGAAAAGATTAGTGATTTACAAAGAGAATTACTAATGAAAGATTTACAAGCATCACAAGTACAACAAACAGCTACATTAAGACTAGGTCAAGAAGCTGAAGTAGATGCTTTATACAATAGATTAAGCAACTGCCCAGTACCAACAACACCAGTATATGGTAGAACACCAATATTCACTTGCAACAACAATGGATGTGGATGCAACAATGGATATTATGGAAATGTAATTTAATAGCATAATGTCGTTTGACAAACCTGAATACAGGAACTTGCTTAATGAGATAGACAAGTTTCTATCTCTTTTTAAGTGGAAGGAGGAAAATATGATACAAGCATTACAAATAACACCAGAAGTATTATCTTCAAATACAGATAACTTAAACTTTGATACAGTAGATTTAAGAAGTAGAACTGCAAATTGTTGTGGATGGTTACAATACAATCCAGGTGGTAGTGATTTTACTATCATCGGTGGAGGTACTTTTAGAGTAAGTTTCAATGCTAATGTTACAAGCGATACAGTTGGTCAACTAGCATTATCTCTAAAAACATCAACTGGAACTGATTTAGAAGGAACTGAGATGGATGTAGATGTAACAACAGCAGGAGTATATACAAATATATCTTTTGATAAAATCATAAGAGTATGTCCTAGAGTAAACACAACAATAGCGATAGGTAGTTTACCAGCAATAGGTGGAGTAACACCAGCAGTAGTAACACAAATACCTACTATTAAAGATGCTAATTTTGTAATAGAAAAAATAGCATGAATAGAGTAGATAATTTAAGTTTGTTATTACAAGCATTAAGTTTAGAAATCTTATTTAAAGATTATAACAATAGTGATTTAATGCAAGAATTACAAACACAAGATGAAAAGTTTTTAAAAAAGATAATAGAACAAAATCAAGAGATATTGGAACTTTTGAAAGAAAGGAGATAGTCCTATGATAGAAAAAATATTAGAAAAAACGA